CGGGCATCTCCCACTGTCCCTGAGAAATCTCAGTGAACAAGTCTACTATATCAGAGCTAAAGATTCTTCCTAGAACTGCACGTTGCAGGTCTAAAGGAAAATAATCTGTTGCTCCTGACAAGTCGATGGAGTGAACAACGTCACCATGTGAGAGACTATCCTGAATATCAGGAATAGCCTTTGATTGGTCAAATGTACAATCCCAAGGCAAAGCCTTGAGTGTTCTGTACAGCGTATTACCTAAAGGTCCTAAGACCTGTTGGAAAACACGCCCAGGGTTGGCTACAGCACGAAGCTTGTAACCAGGTTCCTGGATGAGACCGATCCGGCCCACTAGAAAGCCGCCTACATCAGGCATGGGACCATAAGGTCCTGTAGCCTTCTGTAGCCAGCATGTCCACCAGTCAAGTCCTTTCATGACATAGTCATAAAATTTCTTGAACTTGTGGTAGTGTGCACGTCCCTTAGCAGAAAACCAAAGGAAGTTTAGGGAATCAATGATTCCTTCTTCTTCTGGGACTGCCCGATCCAATAGCGGGGCTCTTCTATCAGGTGATGGAAGATACTCAACTAATGGTTTCGGATTTGGCATGTAACGCACTGGTCGAAGACCAGCGCGAGTTACTCCAAGAGTAACAGCTTTGCATGCTTTATCGAGGGCTTCACTTGGTGAAGGTGTAGCTGTGACGCCATCAAGGAATTTTCTGGCTTGTTTCTTGGTCACCGACCTTGAAATGAACCATGAATACACTTGAAGGAGTTGGATTATAGAGTCGAAATTCTTATCCGAGGATAAGGCTTTCTTCTCCAAAGAACCTATAATTCCACCAAACGTGGTGGTTTTATGTTTCTTCTTTATCCAAGATGAAACAGGGCAAAGCCCTGCCTTTATCCGGATGAAGTCCAACTTGATAGATTTGCATCTATCAATCGTCCACTCTTCTCCTGAACATTCCACCCATTTAACCACTAAGTGGATAAACGGTGTCGAGAGGTTCCAGGAGATAGGCAAGCTATGCGACCTGAAGAGTAGTTCCCGCTTAAGTAGAGCAATGTTGCTCATCTTAGTCCTCCTTATCAAGGATGTACTAATACTTTGGCAGAGGATCCACCTCTATCAGGAGT